AGAAGCCTTATGTAATAGAATAGAAGAACTAAAAGCACAAATAGAAGTATCACAAATATTTAAACAAAATGGATAGAGAAAAATTATTAGATTTGTACAAGAAGTATGAACTTGAAAAAACAGATGTATACAAACATCAACACTATGTTATCATAACCAGACAAGGTATTGAAAAGATAGCAGCAAAAGAAAAAATAGCTATAAGTTATGAGGTTGTAAAATGTGAACCCAGCTTTGCGGTTGTAAAAGCATATGCAAAAAAAGAAGAAGTACAAATTGAAACATTTGGTAGTGCATTAAAAGGTGCTAACTATAAAGATGGTAATTGTAATAGTTGGTATGTAATGGAGATGGCAGAGAAACGTGCATTATCAAGATCAGTTTTAAAACTAACTGGCTTTTACGAACTGGGTGTATTCGGTGAAGATGAAAGTGATGACTTTAAAAGAAAATAATATTGATTAAAATTAAAATCCTTTGTTGTCGCAAATGTAGGCCGCTGTAATGCTTTAAAAAGTTAAGCAAAATTAATCAATAAGTATCATAGTTTTTGTAATTACGGTAAGACTGACAGCACGGAAAGACGGCTCCTTAATTGGATAATATAATAAAACAGATATGAGAAGAATAAAAAAACCTTTAGATGATAAAGTAAAATTTATACCTTGCAATGAAAATAGATTAATACATTCATACACAAGAACAGATAAAAAATCAACAAGAAAAGAAAAACTGAATAAATAAACCACGAGGTATTGCGTGTAATGACAATACCAAATTTAAACTATATATTATGAGTGCAATTATCAACGGAAGTATTAGAGTAGATAGACTACCTAAAGAGAAATTTATCAAAGGAAAAGATGGTGCGGTGTACTACAATTTCACAATAGCGGTTCAAGATGAAACCAGGTATGGAAACAACGTAGCTTTTATGGATAGCCAAACCAAAGAAGAACGTGAAGCAAAGGTTGCTAAAACTTATTTAGGTAACGGTAAGGTGGTATGGATGTCACCAGATGGTGTAACGGTTGCTGAAAGAGATGACCAACCACAAGCGGTTGCAGAACCAGCAAGTGATGATTTACCATTTTAATTAGCCTAACTTTTAATAGGGTGTGAGTTTTTAACTTGCACCTTTTTTTTATATATTTAACGAATGACAGAAAAAGAAACAGAACAGAATATGTTAATGGAATTTATAGCAGATACTTGTTATATTGACATTACAAAAAAAATAGATTACCCACCAGTATGTTTAAGCTATGGTGAAAAGGTTATAAGATCTGATAAAGGTGATAGCATCATACCAATAGCATTAGGAACTTTTGGCAACCTATCGGTTATAACTGCACCACCAAAGACTAGAAAAACATTTTTTGTATCATTATTAGCATCAGCTTTTTTAAGTGGTTCAAATATTTATGGTGGACAAATAAAAGGCTTTAGAGGTGATGGTGATTTAATTCACATAGATACAGAACAAGGAAGCTGGCACGCATCTAAAGTATTTAAAAGACCATTAGATATGGATAGCAACATACCTAAAGATAAATATCATACGTTTGCATTGCGTACAGTAGGTTATAAAGAACGTTTACAGTTTATTGAACACTACTTAAAGGAGAATATAAAAGAACCATCTCTAGTCATCCTAGATGGTGTGGCTGATTTGTGTGCAGATGTAAACAACATAGAACAAAGTAATGAGTTAGTAAGTGCATTAATGAGAATTAGCCAACAACAAAACGTACATATCATTTGTGTGATACATCAAAACTTTGGAAGTGCTAAACTCGGAACTGGGCATTTAGGTAGTGCATTAGAAAAGAAAGCAGAAACCGTAATAAGTTTGGAGGCAAACACAGTTAATAAAGATTGGACAACGGTTAAGTGTGGTAGAAGTAGAGGGTACTCTTTTGAAACATTTAGCTTTGAAGTAAACGAAAAAGGATTGCCAACAATAGTAAATGATTTATATGATCCGTTAAAATGATATGGTACAAAAAACAATGATTATAGTTGCTGCAAAGCATAAAGAGTGGGTAGAAATAGTTTTATCTTTTGGTTGTAAACAAGAAACTGCTGAAGATATTGTACAAGAAATGTATTACAAGATACAACTGAAACTTGAAAAAGGCTTGGATATAATGTACAATGAAGAAGAAATAAACTACTACTATATTTTTAAAACTTTAAGAACATTGTTTTACGATTTAAAAAGAAAAGGTAAAAACATTACAATGGTTTCTATGGATGACATACACCTAACAACATCAGATGTAAACTATCAAGAACCATATGATAAAATACAAGAAGAACTATCAAAAATGTTCTGGTATGATAGAAAGGTGTTTGAAATAATAAATGAGGGTGAAAGCATTGCAGAATTTTCAAGGAAAAGTTTAATACATTACTATTCACTTTACAACACATACAACAAAGTAAAAAGCAAACTAAAGAAACTATTATGATAAGTACGTTTGAAAGAGATTTAAAGGTTGGAAAAAAATATGAAGATGAAGTTTTAAAATTAATAAAAAATAAATACCCAAAATCTTATATAGTAGATGGGTATTATAAAGAATGGGATATATATATTCCAGAACTAGAAATAGGTATTGAAGTAAAATCAGATAAAAAAAGTTTAGATACTGGCAACATTGTAATTGAAATAAAATTTAATAATAAACCATCCGCACTATCTACATCAAAAGCTGCTTGGTGGGTAATATATGATGGAGAAAATTATAATTGGTTTACAATTAAAAACATAAAAAAGTGCATAAAAGAAAACAATTTAAAGTATTGTAGTTTTATAGGCAAAGGTGATACTAAAGAAAAAAAAGCATATTTAATAAAAAAAGAAATATTATATAAATACAAAACAATATGAAACTAGGAAACATTATTTATTACATTACAAAGTATACTGGTATAAAATACCTAGTAGATAAATACCACAAATTAAGAGGTACAAAATGTGATTGCAACAACAGAAGAAAAAAGTTAAACGAAATAAAAATTGATAGATGGTAAAATTTACTAAAGAAGATTTTGAAAGATGGAGTGATTTCAGATCAGAACCAAAGAACACTTTACAACCTAATGAGTTTGAACTTATATGCCAGCTACACGCAAAGTACTATAATCATAAATACCATAAACCTTGCACTTGCAATCCAAAAAAAATAAAGTTGTGGATAAAGCAGCTTAACATAATTTGGAACAATGGGAATTAAAAAAATTAATGAGTGGGAAAAGGCAGTAGTGTTTCTTTTAAATCTTGATGGTTGGGATTTAGAACATTGTGGTGATGGTTATTCTAGGTTTGATGCAAAAGGTAAAACACCAAAGGGTGTTGATTGTGTAATAGAGATGAAATTTAGAAACAAGTACTATGAAGACAAGATGCTTGAAAAAGAAAAGTACGATGCTCTAATGGCTTTAGATGTTGTAAAGATATTTTTTGTAAATGATCCTAAAGGAAACTTTATGTATTACCTCAACACTTTAGAGATGCCAACACCAGTTAAAAAGTATTGCCCAGATACAACAATGTGGACAAAGAAAAGACTTTTAAAAGATGTGTACTTGCTTAAAGAAAACCAAGCGGTTAGAATAAATATAAATATAGAACCAAGTTAGTTGTTAAATATTTTGTTTATAATGTAAATAATGTTATATTGCATTATTATTAATTTTAAAAACAGAATAAAATGAAAACTATTAAAAACAAAGTTTACACAAAAAAAGATTTTAACAATGTAATTATACCATCTTGGCAAAGGTGGAAAAATGAAAACAATGTTAAAGATTTAGCAGAAGCGGTTTCTGCACAAGGTCAAATGCGTGATGTATTAATTAGTGTTACAAAAGATGGTACTAAAATATTAACCGATGGAGCACATTTAAAATCAGCAATGTTAGATGTGCTAAACCTTAAAAAAATAAGTGTTAAAGAGATTTATGTGAAAGACCAAGAAGATGCAAGAAAGTCTTTTATATCATTTAACACAAGGGGTAAAGTTTTAAAGCAAATTGATTATGTAGTTAGTTATGCTGGTTCAAACCACAAAGTATATAAAAAGTTTTTACGTGATGTTTTACAAAGCCCAAAAAATTTAAAAGATGCTAATGATGTACATAGTAAACTATTTACAATACCAGCTTTAATAAAAATATTTTTAGGTGAAGCAAAGAACATAAAAAATGGTTCAGCAACCTTAACAAAAAATTTTGATAGAATTTTAAACTTGGTTGAGTATTTAGGTGAAAACTATTTAAAGAATGGAAAACTAATAAAGCATTTAGAAAAAAATGGTAAATCAATGAAATTAAATGGAGGTAGCATAATACCAGTTATGAGTAAAATAAAATCAAATAACATTTTAGAAAAGACTAATAAAGAAATATTAGATATGTTAATAGACTTTACAACATACCATTTTAATTCAACACAAAGTTGTTCATTTACCAAAGATGCAGTTGAGCAAACTTTTTCAACATATATAAAAGAATTAGTTTAATGAAAGGTTATATTTATAGTGCCCAGATACCAATGTTTGGGCACAAAGATATTATAGGGTATGGTACTGATGAATTTTGTGTTAAAGAAATAGAAAAGGATTTAGCTAATAATATTATTATAGAAAATCATTATAGTAAAAAAGTGTATAATGCAACTTACATACATTTAGGTGTATTTATTGAAAATAAATTATTAGGTGTATTACAGTATGGTTATGCTATGAACCCAGCAAGTTGTGGCAGTGTTGTTAAGGGTACTGAAATGAACCAATATTTAGAACTTAACCGTATGTGGTTAGATGATATGGCTAAAAAAAATAGTGAAAGTATGGCTATTAGTTATTCTATTAAATACATAAAAGGTAAATTAAAAACTATAAAATGGATACAATCATTTGCAGATGAAAGATGTGGTGGTTTAGGTATTGTTTATCAAGCTTGTAGTTTTAGATATTATGGTGAACATACAAGTAGTTTTTGGGAATTTGAAAATACAATGTACCACAATACAAGTATGACTGTATCAAAGAAAAGTGAAAGATATAAAAACAATGTTGGTGGTTGTAGATATTTACAAACAAATAAAGAACAAGCAACTAAACACGATTTAAGGCAATTTAGATACATAAAGTTTTTAGACAAAAGCTGGGTTAAGAAATGCAACCATAAAGAACAACCATATTTAAAACACTATAATAACGATTAATGGAAGTAAACAAAGCAGCTTGGGAAAAGTTAAAAAAGCAAATAGAATATCACACACAACAAGATAGTGAGATTACTGATGTGCTTATAAACTACCAAGTAAAACAAGGAAAAAAGAATTATTTAAAACTTAACATAACAATAGATGATTTTACTAATTGATGCAGATAGCTTAATATTTGCTAGTTGTTACAGAAAAAGAGAAACACCAGATGATGAACTATACTACACAAACATAGAAGATAGTAGAGCAAAGTTTGATGAGCAATTTATGTCTATTGTTAATCACCTAGAAGATAAATACCCTATAGATAAAATTTTAACTTTTAGTGGATCAAAGGGTAACTTTAGAAAACTAATCACACCAAAGTACAAAGCCAACAGAAAGAAACAAGAACTGCCACCTTTATTAGATGAGATGCACCAATTTGTAAAAGACCACTACGATAGTATATGGGGTTACGGTGTAGAAACAGATGATATGGTTGCTAGGTACTGGAAGCAAATTAGTGATGATATTGGTAGAGATGAAGTAATGATAGTATCAATTGATAAGGACTACAAACAATTTCCTTGCTTAATGTACAACTATCACTACAAGCACCAAGTGGTATTAGATATATCAGAAGAAGAAGCTATGTATAATTTCTATGAGCAATTTATAATTGGCGATAGTGCAGATAATGTGCAGTACTTTTTGGGTAAGGGAAAAGTGTTTGCTAGTAAGTATTTTAAAGATTGTGAAACAAAATACCAATACACAAGAAAGCTATATGAATTATTTAAACAAGAATACAAAGGTAAAGCAAGACAAAAATTTGTTGAGTGCTACCACCTTTTAAAATTAAGAACAAAATGAAAGATAAAATAGTAGAAGATTTAAAAAGAGAATTTGATATAAGAAGTTGTGTGGGTATAGACAAATACAAAACAACACTACAAGACAATAACAAAGATGATTTTTTGCAGCACCTAAAAGAAGAATTAATGGATGCAGCTTTATACATACAAAAACTACAAAGCAAATGAATTACAACACAATACCAACAATATTAGAAACACCAGAACAAGTAAGTGAATTACTTATTACTTTAACTGGCATAGATATATACAAACAAACAAGGCAAACTGAATACGTTGAGCATAGGGCTTTGCTTTGTCATATATTAAGAAACAAACTTGATATGAGGTGGGTAAGTATATCTGACTTTATAAAATCAAAAGGTAAATCATTTGACCACGCAACGGCAATACACGCAAACAAAATGTACCCATTGTACAAAAAAGATAGATTTGATTATTACGATAAA